GCACGGAGCTTGGCACTGGTGCTGGCAATCACTACGATAGGATCTACCTGTGGATGGGGGCGGAAGGGATTGTGGCGGATGTCAATGGCAAGGCTGGGGATATTCGGTTAGTCGACGCAAAGTACAAGAAGCCTTACCTCTACACAGTCCAGCCCGATACCGATGAGTTAAAGAAATTAAACCTCTGGCCGTTGCCGAACAAGTATTTTGCCTACCATGTCAGCAGCTCTGGTCCGACCCGCACCTATCCACCCGCGCTGGGTAAGCTGGCAGTCGAGGCTCTGCTGGAAGCGTTCCCCGACCATCATGCAGTCATCATTGGAATGGATAAGTCAGTAGACTTTAGGGTAGACAGCAAGAGGGTGGTGGATTTATTTAACGCCACGGCAAACATACGCACGCTGTTCCCTGTCATCCAAGGGGCAGAGTTTGTGGTTGCGCCGGATTCGTCGGTCACACACATGGCAGCGGGGTTGGATACAGCCTGCGTTAGTTTGTGGGGTAGCTACCATCCCGATGACCGCTGTAAGTATTACCCGAAGTCAGTACCAGTATTCAAACCCGATACTTGCCCGCACGCGCCTTGCCGACCGCATGGAGGTTTGCCGCAGGCTAAGTGTAAGGACGCAACTAACCGCACCAAGAAGACTCAGATGTGGTGCAATGCGCTGCGCAATATAACAGCCGAGGATATTGTCGAGGCGGCTAAGAAGGTGGTCAAGTTGGAGGAAGTTAAAGAAAGCAAATAACTAACTGGCGTTGTGGTACGCAGGGAGATCCTGCGGCGGGCAGTTCCTCAGTGTGTGTTCGCCTCTTGAATCAGCAGCCAGTTTGAATTTTATGACAACCGCACAACGACAAGCTGAAGAGATTGTAGGCCAAGTGGATTGGCAGTCCGAGAATCACGGGCTGTGCAAGTGTCCAGGGGAAGCTGCGCATACCAGCCATACCCGCATCAGAGATACAACGGTGTTCGTAGATGGTGCGCCGACGATCTTCTGTTGGCATACTTCCTGCACGCCGTACCGAGATGAGGCTAACCGCAAGTTGCGAAGAGCTATAGGTGGCGATGTTCTTTACAAGCCAGTCAACATCATGTCGGGTGGTACGGCTACGCCCAAGCTAATCATCAAGAAAGATCCGCACGCCGAGGTGTTGGATAGGATTAAGACGATTGCTGAGTCAAACAAGCAACGATATCTGACCCACTACAATTGGGACCCAGCCGATATGTACGAGGAGAGTCCAGTTAAGCTGGGTGATCCGGCGCAGGACTATCACTTGTTCCTCTCGATGTTTAATGTCGCTGACAATATCTGGATCGGGGATGTCAAGGACAGTGGCAGGCATCCGCAGAACTTTAGGTCAGCTTGGGATTGGAAGAAGCTGGACGAGCCGATTGGGCAGTTTACAACTGGCGCGACTTACAAGCCAGACACGGTTAGCCGATCCAATGACACGGTTGAGCATAGGGTGTTCTTAGTTGTCGAGTCTGACGTACTCACTAAGCCACAGATGGGCGCGGTGTTCCAACTGATGCGTGATTTATTTAAGTTGAGATTGCGCGCCGTTGTAGATACTGGTGGGAAGAGTTTGCATGGATGGTTTGATATGCCGTCCAACAAGGAATTGATTGACCAGTTGAAAACATTTCTTATTCCGCTTGGATGTGACCCAGCAACATTCAAGCCAAGTCAGCCAGTTCGGATACCTGGGGCAAAAAGAAACGACAAGATGCAGAGCCTGTTATGGTTCTACAAAGGAGGAAAGATGAATGAACTACCGATGATTGAACCCGCCGTGGCTTTAGGTATCAAGCCCAAGACCGATGAGTGGCCGCCGATTAAATCTTATGCACAACTTATCAAAGAAGACTTACCCGCACCAGAGACGCTAATTGAGGGAATGCTACACCGAGGGGGCAAGATGTTGCTGGGTGGAGGAAGCAAGGCGTTTAAGAGTTGGAGTCTAATTGACCTAGCCTTATCGCTCCACGCCGGAGTGCCGTGGTGGGGGCAAGAATGCAAGATGGCACGGGTGTTGTTTATTAACTTTGAGATACAAGAGTGGTCGTTCCGCAATCGGTTGGCTGATGTTATCAAAGCAAAGGGACTGGAAGATAAGGCTGATGATTTTGATACATGGACGCTGAGAGGTCACGCTGCCGATTTAACTCTCATCCGCCCTATGATCGAGAAGCAGATCGAAGGCAAGGGCTACCAAGCGATCATCCTTGATCCAAACTATATGCTGATGGGAGAGAGGGATGAAAATTCAGCGGGGGATATGTCAAGTTTGATGAATGAATTCGAGATGCTGGCAACCCGCCACAATCTGTCAATCATACTCAGCCATCACTTCTCCAAGGGCAACAAGTCGGGTGCAGAGTCGATTGACCGCTTCAGTGGGTCGGGCGTGTTCGCCCGTAATCCAGATACGTTGGTCGTTCTGACTGCCCACGAGGAGGATGAGAAGAGCTACACTTGTGACATCACGCTGCGTAACTTCCCGCCAGTCGATAGCTTTGTCGTGCAGTGGAATTACCCGCTGTTCCAAGCCAACTTCTCACTCAATCCAGATAAGCTAAAGAAGCCAGGCGCACACAAGGCTGTTGACGATAAAAGGTTCTTAACCGAGATGGGTAGCAAGCAGTGGCAGGCGGGTGATTTATGTCGTCATATCATTGAAAAGTTGGAAGTATCCGAAAGCACGTTTTATAGGTATCTAAAACGCCTTCACAAAGCTAACAAGATATTGTCTGACAGCGGCTTGTATATTGCCAATCAGACCACTTTCTAATCCACTTTCAAAAGACTATCATTCCTTGAGCAGTCAGACCCTTATATATATAAGGAATAATTCGCGAAGGAAAAGTAGGAACAGGACTCCTTAGTCCGTCCTGTCCCTACTACCACTACGTGTTTTCCGTAGCGTGTTCTGGTAATCAGAACAAAGAACGAAAGCTGGGCTGGGCTGGGCTGGGCTGGCTCACACATCCTCACACCTGCCAAAGAACGGAGTTGGTTATCAGGTGGTGGATGTGGTACAATGCCGAAATGAAATCAAACCGACCAGGCTTATACGCCAACATCAACGCCCGCCGGAAGGCTGGGACTAGCCGTCCTAAATCTAAAAGCACCATCAGCCCTCGCATCTACAGAATGATGAAGGCAAAAAAAGGTGGGTTTGCCTCTTGACCGCGAGCAACTGAAGCTGGCGCATAAGTTCATTGGCCTCCTTCAAGCAGAGAACGCTCAACTCCACAGCGTGCTGAGGCTATTGGGTCAACTGGTAGACGATATGAATGCCAACTGCTCCTATGAGGTGTTCGAGGCACAGTGGAATGGGCTGACGGAGCGGGTGAAGGGGTTGTCAGGTTTCTTTGAGAGCCACCAGAAAGCCCTACAATCGCTTCAGGATGCCTGCCCCGATGAGTTTGACACCGATGAGGTCGATGAAGCATGAACCCTCGTAACCTACCCTGTAACTCACCCCGAAGGACTCCAGGAGGACCGAAGAAGTTTTTAGTGAGGGCTTGCAAGGGTGGTGAGAGCAAGACCATCCGCTACGGCGACCCCAAGATGAGCATCAAGAAGAGCAATCCAGACCGCAGGCGTAGCTTTAGAGCTAGGCACGGGTGTGATAGCAACCCTCCCAGCAAGCTGACAGCACGGTATTGGAGCTGCAAGAACTGGTGACGAGTACGGCTCCAAAGACGCGCCTAGATGGCCTAATTTGGCGTTTATAGCCCCGTGGCGAGGTTTTTATGTTAAAAATGAACGCGGATACCCCTAAAATTAGGCATCTCATACCAGACTATCTGTTCGGACAGAGGGGAATCTGTACTTATTGTGGCGATACGGCCAATTCAATAGACCACGTCATAGCGGTATCCTATTTTGATGACAGCATCGTAAGAAACGGCACGCTTAACTCTAAAGGGATAAGGACCTACTCATGCAAGGACTGCAATTGCGTTCTTAGCAGCAAGTATTTTGAAACATTCCGTGAAAGATGTGAGTACGTCAACAAGCGAATAGAACAAAGGTTTAAGAAAATCATAAACCTCCCGCCGTGGTCCCCAGAAGAATTTGCAAAACTTGGCAAAAACATTAAGGCAAGTCTTGGAGAAAAATTAAATTTGAAAGGGGTTGTACTTGAAAGATTGCGATGGCAGAGTACAAAAGAGTTCCATGAATATTGCCAAGAAGCACGCGACTACTTCAAAACCGAAGCGCAAATCGTCAGCAAAGAATGGATGCTCGAATACTTCACACCAGGTGAAGCCATCAGAATACACCATCAAATTCAAGGTTGAACCGCTAGATAACAAAGCCTGCTGTTGCCGTATCGGACGCTAGACTGCCGTTTTTGCGACTAACCGCTCCCGCTCCCGATCAATATGCCATAACCGCCAACGCTCCCGTTGGCCTGTTGACACCTTGGCATAATGCTCCCGCGATAACTTGCGTGCCTTGCAAGATCCTTTGACGCTCCCGCCCTTTTTTCCAATTTCAGATAGATATTTTCTGACTGCTTCGTCCATGTTTATGCTCCCGTGTTAGGTTGCACTTCCGTTTGTAGGTTGTACTGGTGCCGGTGGCAATAAGAATCCCCAAGGGGTTGAACCTTAGGGAGAGTGTTATCTTGTCTTAATTTCCTCCGACATCATCTTGTTAATCAGTTTCAAGGAATACTCTCCCCATTGCTCCATCGCTATCTGTACCGCTCTTTTGTAAGATACGCCCTCTTTTTTGGCCAGCTTTCTAAGATAACTTTCAGTTATTCCAACCTCATCTAGTTGCTTGGGGTGTGTCATGTGTTCTCCTTGGTGGGGTTATAGGTATCCAGCTTCTCTGAATGAATAAAAGGCAGAGTTTCCGTTTTTACCATCGCCGACTATTATATGATCTTGAGTTTGAATCCCTAGCGTCCTGCCGCCATCCCGCACCTTTCGAGTGATTTCAAGATCCGCAGGGGATGGGCTTGGGTTTCCGCTTGGGTGGTTATGCATTACCACCACACCATAGGCCAATGAAGCAACGGCAGATCGAAGTATCTCCCTTGGGGTCGTGGCGCACTCGTTTATTGTGCCAACGGCGACCATCTGCCAATTCTTCACCCCTAACTTTGTATTGAGATTAAACACCACCACCGCCTCCTTTTCCGCATCAAACCAAGGCGCAGGGGTGACAACCTTGTGCCATAAATCGACTAACGCTTTCGGCGTGTCGCATTTTGTCCCAACCTCTTCGCAAACTTTGGATATAACTTTAATTTCATTTACATATTTCATGTGTGCTTTGATTTCCTTTCACCTGTTCCACGCTCCCGATCTTACTGGGCTGCGCTTCCGTTGGAGTGGGTAAGCCTATCGGCTCGATCCATCCTCTCCCTCCCACTTGGTTAGAATGGGAGGACGAGGCGGGACTAGGCCGCTGCTTTGTTTGTAAGGGTGCGGATTGACGAGAAAAAGATTCGGACAAGGATGTCCGCATCTTCCAATCCTTTCGTGACGGCGCTACCATCGCAAGGCAAGGCCATCACTTGCAATAGATACAAAGTTCGGCGGAGTAGTCGCAGCTGTTCCAGCGTCTCACCAAACTTTTCCGCAAATGCCTTCGCAGATGGCGATCCCTCGGCTAGGCCGTGGGCATAATAAGCCCCCAGCGACTGATTAAGGATTGCATCTGCCACCCTCGCTCCAGCTCGATCTTCTGGCAGACTTGCTGCGAGTGTTGCCATGTCTGCGGTAAATGAGCGCAGACGATCGCTCAAGTCTGGAGACTTGCGTTCTGGTTGGATTGTTTCGATTTTGTTTTTCATGTGTTCTTTTTTTCCTTTTCTTTTTGGTTTGGCAGGTTTGGCTATCGCCTCACCTCTCCTCTCCCCTTGCGAGGGAGAGACGAGGGGAAACTTTACTTTTTCCCGATACTTCGGAACATAATCCACACGAAGCCGATCAAAAGGCCTCCGTGGAATAACCCAAGGGCGTAGGTTGTGGGCTGGTTCATCTCCAGACCTCCTTTCTAATCACATAATCTTGCACGCCGTGAAAGCGTCTCCAGATTTCAGCCTTGTTGCGATCCGTAAAACGGCAAACAAACGAGCCGTTGCGGGAGTAGATAGAGAAGCAGATCATTAAACCCCCTCCGTCATATCACAATACGCTCTCGAAACTTCTTCACCCGCATACCATGCAAGTCCGTTCGGCACTTGGGTTTCATCTGTGGCACCCGCCAAACCCTCTACGATCTCGGCTTCAGTTGTACCCTTTAGGCAGCTAAAGCCTTTAACCATTTCTACCAAACCCATTCCGAGGTCATCCGCTTGTTGCGTGGCCATTTGAAAGATGGCTTTTCTATTCCGCTTGGCGAAGGCGATTGTGTCCGAGTAATAGATGAAGCCATGAAATCCTCCGCTGATTCCGTGGCGCGTGATGTCTGGGGCGGATTGCTTAAAGGATTCCCACCCGCCCATTTGACGGACTACTGCCCGCACAAGGGATTCGGGAATGTTGGTTGAGTCGATTAAGTTTGCGAGACTTGGTTTCTGTGTTGTGGTTGTCATGTGTGTTCTCCTTATTTTCTTTTATGCCTTGGGCAATCCGAGCGGATTCTCCCTCGACAAAGCCAACACTAATGCAAGCGGGCAGGATGTCAAGCATTTATTTTGATTTATATTGTGCTATGTATTCCGCCCAATGGATGAACCAAGCGCACCTCCTAGCGCAATCGAAAAGGCGAAGAATGGGCGTGAGATATTTTCAGATAAGATAGCGGAAGAGATAATCGCAGCGTGCGGGAGTGGGTTTACCTTGGAAAAGGCCGGTGCGTTGGTAGGCGTGAATCCTTCCACCATTCGCACCTGGGCGCAGCGTAAGCCTGATTTTGCGCGAAGGGTAGAGACATCTAGAAAAAAGCACGAGCTTTCCTTGCTGCGAGACATAGAGCTTGCAGGGGCGAAATCATGGCAAGCCAAAGCATGGATGGCGGAACGAATCTATAACCATGCAATCCCATCAGCGCGACTGCAAGTCAGTCAAGATGTTACGCACGGCCTATCCTCAAACCTAGCCTCACTTCTCGCGGGGATTGCGGGGAGGAAGCGAGAGAAGAAAGCCGAGGTTATTGATCTAAAGGAAAGTAAATACAATACATCTTCTGCGACAAATGAGAGCAATAGTATTGAAGCTACAAGTAGTTATCAAAGAGTTTCAAATGCAACTATCTCAATACATAAGCAAACTTTGCCTAAGTCTCGTCATAAGCGAATGAAACTTCGCAAACCTAGAGCAGAGTCCTTGGCCAAGTATCCACCCACCACCACGCCCTCCCTACCGCCCCCAGCCGCCGTTTAATACGCATAACCCCCCCCAAATAATTGTGGCTCAAAACAAAAAGAGGTCTTAACCCACACCTATGCCAAAGCCTCCAAAGCGCAGTCAGGAAGAGATACTAGAAGACCTTGCTAAACCAGCCAACTTCGCCGCTAACGCATTGGGCATCAATCTGTATGACTGGCAAAGAAAGGTGTTACGCGATTTAGAGCCCAAGGACTGTCGCGTAGCCCTGCGTGCAGCCAACGGCTCCGGCAAGACCAGCACCGTAATTGCAGCCGCTTTGATATGGCATGCGCTCGTTTACCAGCGTTCCATCGCTGTCACGACCGCTGGCGTGTTCCGTCAAGTGGAATCACAACTCTGGCCTAGCCTGCGCCATCACATTTCTAAACTCGGCGGGGCATGGGAAGTGACATCTGGCGAGATCCGCTACCTCCACCCCAACGGCAACACATCACGCATTATCGGCTACTCAGCGACCGATGCAGGGCGTGCTGAAGGCTGGCACGCCGAAGACCACGACTCTCATCCATTGCTGATGGTGGTGGACGAAGCCAAGACCGTAGCCGACCCGCTGTTTGAGGCTATCAGCCGGTGTCAACCAACTAGGCTTTTGATCGCATCCAGCCCAGGCGGGACTAGCGGCGCGTTCTACCGAGCGTTTACCAAGGAGGCAAATATGTGGAGTAAGCACGCTGTCACCGCCTTTGACTGTCCCCACATCACACCGACGCAGATTGAGGAAGTGGTGCAGCGGTATGGCGAGAAACACCCGTTGACCCGCTCAATGGTGTACGGCGAGTTTGTTGACATAGGGGCGGAGAGCTTGGTTATTAGCTTGACCCAGTTGCAGAACTGCCACAACCAACCCCCCGACTTTAAGCCTGGCACCCGCAGAGCTGGCGTAGACTTTGCTGCGGGTGGCGATCAGAACGTGCTTTGCATAAGTGACGGCAACAAGGTGCTACCCATGATCGCATGGCGCGAAAGGGATACGATGTCAGCAGTGGGTAGGTTTATTGTGGAATTTAAGAAGGCTGGGTTAAAGCCAGAAGACATTTATGCGGATGCGAGTGGCTTGGGTATGCCGATGTGCGATGCGCTGGCTGAGGCGGGCTGGGAAGTCAACCGAGTTAACTTTGGCTCTACCGCCTACGACACCGATGCGTATACCAATAGGGCGGCTGAGATGTGGTACACGATGGCCAAGAAGATTGAGGCGGCTGAAGTCATACTGCCAGAGGACGAGGACCTAACCGCGCAGTTAACTTGTCGGCGCACGATAACTAACAGTAAAGGCAAGCTGGGCGTGGAGTCTAAGGACTCGATGCGGTCTAGGGGGCTAGCCTCACCCGACCGAGCCGATGCCCTTGCTTTGTGTTTAAGTGGTGGCAATGTTAACCTTGACTTGACTTTCCCCACCGAGCGTCCAACTTGGCGGATGTTAAGTCAGATCATGTCGGAGGCGAGTGACCCCGTTATGGCTGGCTTTGACGCAGGAGGATAAACACTATGAATATATGGAACTGGATTACCGCAAACTGGCAAGAGATTGTCGCCGCTGTTGGTGGCGTTGTCTTGGCCGCACGCATCATTGTTAAACTTACCCCAACCCCCGCTGATGACAGCTTCCTAGAAAAGATCGTAAGTTTCTTGAAGACAGTCGGGCTAAATATCAAATAACATTTTGTGCTGCGTGCAATCCTTGAGATCATCGCAGCCGTGTTTCGCATCATCCCAGGCTGGAAAGACAAGCGCACCCAGAACCTTGAAGGCGATTGGCGCAAGAACCGTGATGCTATTGACGGCGATCTGCGCGGTGAGTCTTGGTGGTTGCGCAACAACGACCCCAGTAACAAACACAACGGGGGCAGTTGAGGCTTTAATGCGAGATGAAAACTATTCTGCTGTCCGTACTGCTGATCCAAAAGTACGCGCTTGGGCAAAACGTGCTTTACATTACGTCAACGATCTGTCATTTGAATTGAGTAGGGAGCGTAACAAATGAGCGATAAATACACCCGCCGCACTGAATATCACGACCGCATCATTGACAGCTTAAACCAGCGCGAGACTTGGGAGAACCGCCAGCGGTTGTTTTACCAAGCCAGATACTTTGGGGTTAGGCGCAAGACTAAACCTTGGCCTACTGCCGCTGACCTTCACGTTCAGCTAATTGACGGCGCGATTGAGAAGTTAAAACCTTCCTTCGTCAACAGCGCAATTGGCAATGACATCCTTTCCAGCTTCGTCCCGATGCGCCAGCAGTTAACCCCGATTACCGTATCTGCCGAGCGTTGGTTTGATTACAAGATGCGCGAGCAGTCCAACTTCCAGAAGGAGATTGTTTCGGTCATCGACAACTTGCTTCTCTACGGGCGCGGGTTAGCCAAGGTAGTCTGGAACGAGGACAAGAAGCAGATTGCCTTTGAGGCGATTGACCCGTTCCACGTGGTCGTACCGGCTTACTGCAAGAACTTGGCGGATGCAGATTTCATCGTTCACATCATTTCTATTTCAGTCGACAGCTACAAGACCAACTCGCTTTACAAGCAGGACAAGGAATTTGTCAAACGCATCAGCGGCAAGGTCAACGAATCGGTTGGGCTACGCAGCGAGATTCAGGATGAGATTTACAGGCGTGAGGGGATTACGCAGGAGTCGGGCAATGATACTATCATCTTGTGGGAACTTTACACCCCGTCCAAGGACGGCTGGAAGGTTGAAACCTACAGCCCGCTGGACGTGGAGACGGATGTTAGAAAACCTTTCACCTTACCCTACGAACACGGCGAACCACCTTTTGTCGATTTCCCCTATGAGTTGACAGGGGGCGGTTGGTACAGTCCCAGAGGAGTCGCAGAAATCCTCCTCCCTGGTGAGAACCTGCTCAACAAACTCAAGAACTCATTGAGCGACTACGTTGAACTGGCCAACCGACCCGTCTTTGAAGCACAGAATCCGATCTCGCTCAACACGGCCAATCTGAAAATGCAACCTGGGCAGATCCTGCCCCAAGGCTTAAAACCCGTCCAATTTAGCCAACCACCCTTCGACTTCCAGCGTTTGATGATGGAGGAGAAGATGTCGGCTGAACAGCGCATGGGTCAGTTTGATATGGGTGCTAGCTCGCAGTACCAAATCTCGGATCGCAAGACTGCGACTGAGGTTGCCGCTATCCAAGCCCAAGCGGCTGCTTCGGGCGATCTGCGTAACCGCATCTTTAGGATGAGCCTGTCGCACCTCTTTAGGCAGTGCTGGTCGCTTTATGTGCAGTACGCCAAGGAGGACTTGCTGTTTAGGTACGCTGAAGAGACTGGTCAGATGGTTCCAGACGGCATCCACGCCGAGTATTCGATTGAGCCAAAGGGCGGGCTGGACTTTATCAACCGCCAGTTTGCCTTGCAGAAGTCAGTAGCGCGGATGCAGATGTTCCAAAATAATCCTTTTGTCAACCAAGGCGAGTTGGTAAAGTCGGTGCTTGAACAAGACGATCCCTCGCTGGTCCGCAGACTCTTCCAAGATCCAAACGCTGCCTCTGGGGATCAAGCTGAAGATCAAGCGACTGAGATTGCAACGATGCTCGCCACTGGATTCCCAGTCGCAATCAAGCCTAGCGACGATCACAAAGCGCATATATCTGTTCTCTTCGCATTTAACCAAGCGGCTCAACTGCGCCAGCAGCCGGTCGACCAGAGTGCAATGCAAGTTCTAATGGCGCACTTACAACAGCATTTGCAGGCGTTGGAACAGATCGATCCCAACACATCCCGCGCTATCCAGAAACAGCTTCGTGATGCGGCCAAGGCAGACACTCGCCAGCAGGGGCAAGCGGTAGGGGCAACACCTACTGAGGGTCAGCCGATGCAACAGGCCGCGCCGATGCCTGCTTGATTAAGAACGTAGAATTTAATGTAACCCCGCAAGAGCGGGTAAAGTTATTCTTGGACGATGAACAATTCGGCCAAGAACTAATGCTCAAGTATTTTGCCAAAGAAAGCGTATACGAGCCAGAAACATTCTTACTTTTTAAGCGTCTGCTCAAAGAAGGCGATACCTTCATCGACATCGGCGGTCATGTTGGATTCTTTTCCATAGTATCCTCGGCACTGGTTGGCGTGTCTGGCAGGGTCTACACTTTCGAGCCAGAGCCTAAAAATTATCTGCACTTGTTACAACACATCCAAGTTAACAATTTGCGCAACATTACACCTCACTGCTGGGCAGTTGGCGATCAATCCAAGATGGTAGTGTTCAATCAAAACCAAGATTGTGATGGCGGTCATTCGCTGTGGGATTGCGGTAAGTTTGGAAACAATGTTAAGAGCCGCGAGAATCCAGTTAGGATAGCTACCTATATGGCATCCTTGGATGTAGAGCTTGCTGGCAGGGATCTGTCAAAATTAAAGCTGGTTAAGGCGGATGTGGAGGGGGCAGAGGAACTAGCCCTGCGCGGGATGGAACAAATCTTAAAGACGCACCAGCCGTTTGTTGTGGCTGAGATTC